AATATTACGACAAGGATAATATGTGTTATTAACCAAGACACCACACGCCTCTTTAGGAGTCTCCTCCAACGCATGTTTTTTAAATTCAGACTTGAAGTCTTGCACCTGGGAAGCCTCCAAAAGGCACAATAGCCTTATCCGTTCCACCTGCTACAACGAGTACAATAGCACTCAAATTTAGCGAGGGAGCAAAGGGTGATGATTGGAAATCGTCTAATACAGGTGCAAATCGTTTTCGACAGCTTGTATATCTATGTCCGCACACATCTTCAGCCTCAGTTGTTACTTCTTCATCATCAATATTGAAGTATCTTGTTCCTGTGTAGCCGCAAGCCTGACCTTTATATTTAAAAGGGCAATATTCTATGATCTGTCGTTTAGGAAGACGAACATTTGTCAGATCTAGTTTTGTTGCCAATTCAAATGAGATAGCATTTAAATTTTCTGAAGCAATTCGATCTATATACCAAGAATCATCAGCCTCAAAAATAGCAGTTGGATCAGCAGTAGCATTTGATCCACCTGTAAAATTAGAAGCGTTTAAAAACTTTTTACAAGTACGAATACGTTGAACTTTTGCACCTAAAATGTTGAGTTGTTTACCTTCACTATTGTTTATTTGAAGTAGTGCAGACATAGCACTTTGAGCATTAGCAATTGAAAATGTAGGTCTTGGTAATGTTCCTGTTGTTGTACGTTTAAAACCATCTATTTCACAGGGGATAGCTTGATAAGTTATTTCTGTGCCATCAGTATGTGTTCCAAATTTTATATCTGCATAGAGTTCATTTGTTCCTGCATAATAATAAAAAACAGAAGTATTAGAATCTAACTGTATAGCACCATTAGCAACCATTGTGCTGACTTCTGCATTGTTAATGTCTACATAGACATGTAATTGAAATAACTCTATAACTGCTGATGGTTCAAGGCTTTGTATTTGTTCTTGTATTGTTTTCGGAACGATTGCCGTCCTAAAACTAAACTCTGTTGTATCTGTAATCCCTGCATAAGATTCACTACCAGAATTATCAAAAGCAGTTGCATCAATTAATAAATAATATTTTGTATTTCCTTCTAAAACAACACTAGGATTAATCGTAATTGTTGTTGTTCCTGTTCCTGTAACTTGTCCACTTGTTACTGCAATTGTTTCAACAACAGAATCATCTGAATC